TGTTTTTTCTATTTTGATTTTTTTATCATCTGCACCACTGAGATATGCACCCCTGAGATATGCACCCCTGAGATCTGCACCCCTGAGATCTGCACCCCTGAGATATGCACCATCAAGATATGCACCACTGAGATCTGCACCACTGAGATATGCACCCCTGAGATCTGCACCCCTGAGATCTGCACCCATGAGATATGCACCACTGATATATGCACCACTGTCAACAGCCTTCTGAACACAGATTTTTAACGATCCGCATTCTAATTCAAAAAGAACTGATCCGGTAATGCGATGTTTGATTTCAAATTTCATTCTTTCTCCTTTTCGGGCGTTGAACCTCGTCCCAGAGTTTCAAACGCCCTTCCTATAATTATTGGTTATCCCCTATCCAGTTCCGTCTTACCCTTTGCCACGTTGCCTTTGGCGATCTGGCTTGTCGGTGTAATGCAGCTTTTTTCAATTTTCTTAATAAGACTTGCAATACTTATCCTGTTTGATTTCGCTATCTTTTTTAATACACGCATTGTAGGATTTGCTTTACCTGACATTATCTTACTCAAGTGACCCTGTGTTATTCCTGCTTCTGCCGCGATTTGTATTTGTGTTTTATTCTTCATGATATGCATAATATGAATATTTTATACCTAAGTCAAGCAGTTTTTATTTTATTTTTGATGAGTATAAAAAAGGTAGATGGATAACTCTAATAAAAAAACATTTGACATCCAAACAATAACCTGAGACAATAATAGCCGAACCTCGTCCCAGAGTTTCAAACGCCATTCCCTGACAAGGGGAGGCAGTATGAAAAACAATTTAAAACAGAAACAGGTCAAATCTACACCTGTTTTCTGCGTTCAGACCAATTCAACTAAAAAAATTACAGTGAAACCCGTAACAGGTTTAAAGATATTTGAATTTTTTGATATCTCCAAGCCAGTTTTTTATTTGTGCAATGGTCAGCCTATCGGGTTTATAAACCCTTGATTACCAGTAATGAATTTAAAAGATATATCTCCATGAGCAAGCGTTCGGTGCAAGGATATAAACCTTAATAAAGGGAGACCAAAAAATGCAAACAACAATTAATGAAAATATCAACGTAGATTATGGAAAAAGAAATAGAATATAAATTAAAGCTATTATTCCACACTAATAGCCTGAAAACATTAAAGCCAAGCGATGAAATACTAGTACACTCAGGGTTTTATCATACTTGTGGCTATCATAAAATCCATATGATAACAGGCGATTATATTTATTTAAAAGATCTTGCTGGTGACATTACCAGGTTTTCAATTTTTGATGGTACGATCGTGAAAATAAATGAAAAAATATTGAATAGAACATATGTTATGGAAAACTATTCAATTGCTTTAAATACATTTAGCTACACAATTAAATTACCGATATTTGAAATAAAGTATCAGAAGAAAAAGACGGAAAAAGACATCCCTAAAAATGATCTTTGCTACAGCATAGAAGAGGAAACAGTGTGCCCACATTTATCAAAAAATGTAAATGGGTATTTTAAATGTGGATTGATTAAAGAGACATTTTATAAAGGTGTTGGTGATGACGTGAATTCAAGGGTTTGCAGGACTGATTGGGGAAAAAATAAGATTAAAAATTCAACAATATGATGTAAACTCTTTAATGAGAAAAAGGGGGAAATATGAAAGTAAATGCCTCAAAAGAAATACAAAATAATGAATCTCTTGCTGGCTGGATCATTCTTCATGGATTAACAGAAGCTTTGCCAAATAGAGATGATTTTGATCAAGTTGCAGAGAAAGGTAGGGGTGTTGATGATCAAATTCGATTAGACATTAAACTCAATATTGGTGGGATTGATATTGATTTCCTTGCACTTTGTAAAGATTGGCAAAACCAAGTTGAATCAATGATTCAAAAAGAAGCAGAAATTCTTATTGCCAATAAATTTTCTGATATCACAGATATTATGTATGACCTTGAAGAAAGACTTAAACCAGAAATAAAAAAGCGACTTGAAGGCTGGGAATCTGATTCAACTCTTTAACATATCAAGGTGAATGAATGAAAACTTGGAAATTCAGAGCATACGATAAAAAAGAAAAGAAAATGATTACCGATTTTCTTAATTATGCCGGTTGGGAAGGGCAAAAAATGATCAACCCTTGGCATGACAAAAGATATATTATTCAACAGTACACCGGATTAAAAGACAAGATGGGTCGAGAAATTTGTCAAGATGATGTTTTAGAATGTAAACGCCTTGATTCTACTGAAATAGAGATTGTCGCTGTCAAAAGAAACCCAGGACAATTCGCCGTTTATGATCCTAATTGCTGTGATCGATGTAAGTCTGATGATGGTTGCACTGCTTATCTTTCCGACTGGGTATATTTCCCCAAAACATGGGAAATTTCAATCATTGGAAATATGTATGAAAATCCGGAATTGATTGTGCAGTGTGGATATGAACGGGAATCTTTATAATACATAACCCCCAATAGGTGAAAAATGCAAAACATAACGCATAAAGAAGTAAAAGAACTATTAGATTACAATCCAGAAACCGGAATTTTAACCTGGAAAAATAACAGGCGTAAAGTCTCAGCAGGAATGCCAGCGGGGACTATAAATCTACCACAAGGATATCTTAAAACCATTATCAATTACAAGCAAGAGTATAACCATAGGCTTATTTGGTTACTTAATTACGGATATCTTCCTGAGCATGACATTGACCATATTAATAGGAACAGACAAGATAATAGGATAAAAAATCTTCGGGCAGTTTCTCATGCTTGTAATATGAGGAATAGGGGTAATCCAAAAAATAACACATCTGGCGTGAAGGGAGTTTATTTTTCAAAGAGTAATAATAAATGGGTTGCAAGAATTGCCCATGATAGGAGAGTTTACTGTCTTGGAAATTATAAACTAAAAGATAACGCTATTTGTGCAAGGTTGGCAGGGGAACAGTGCCTTGATTGGATGGGTTGTAATGCGACCAGTCCGGCGTATAAATATGTCAAAAAGCACATACAATCCCCACCGGATAAGGAATAGATCATGCCTGAATTACGCAAATACAATAGAACAATTGAAGATTGGAACCGGATAACACTATTTCAAGTCCTGCCCTGTCTCAACATCGGTGAAATCGTTTCATTGATGGACGGGTCACGGAAAATCAACTTTGCAATCGGTTGGCTTTGCTGGATTCTTGAGTGGTCGTTTCAGATTAAAAAAGGGGAGATGTAATGCTCTCAATAGAAATCAATTTGTTCTCAGCATGGCAAATGATAGCCGGTATCGAGAAGGGAAAAGGATGGGCTACCGCTTACGCTTTCTTTGGGCCGGTTAAAATCGAACTATTTATTTTTAAGGGATAGATCATGCCTTCTAACCGCTGCGGTAAGCCAGCCGAACCCACGGACGTTTCTGGAACAATATGGGTCATAGATAGAGTGCTTGGCAAGTTAGAGGGCATACAAATTAAGGGATAAATCATGAAAAAAATTAAGGGATATAAGGCTTTCAATAAAGATATGACTTGTAATGGATTCCAGTATAAAGAGGGCGAAACCTACGAAGAAAAAGAAGCTGTTTTGTGTGAAAAGGGTTTTCATTTTTGTACTGACCCGTTTGATGTTTTGAATTATTACGGATTATATGAAAGTGAATTTCACGAAGTTGAAGCTCTTGCAGAAACTAAATCAGATAGTAACAGCGACTCAAAACACGTTACGACAAAAATAAAGATCGGCGTTAAAATTAGTTTCTGTAATTTCATAAAAACTACAGTTGACTCTGTAATAAATATCTGTAAAACAAAATTCGAAAAAGGTTCGAAAGAAGACCATGCCAAGATCGGTTCTTCCGGTGACTCTGCCAAGATCGAAGTTGGTGGTGAATACAGTGTGGCGGCAGCAACCGGTATTGAGTCAAGAATTAAAGCAAAAAAGGGTAATTGGATCACCTTGGCTGAATGGGAATTGGATAAGAATAAAAAAAGATATGTCCCTCTGTGTGTAAAATCAGCTCAAATTGACGGAGAAAAATTGAAAGAAGATGTCTGGTATCAGCTAAAAGACGGTAAAATTGTTGATTACATATCATGATGTATTTTCAAATCCCTGGGTATGGGTTGTTGAATTTGAAAGGACTAAAAAATGAAAAAACCCCGCTGTCACATATGTGATTCTACAGGTATAAGAAATACAAAATATGATGCCTACTACTGTTCTGATTGCAACGTATGGATCGAATCGAAGTGCAGTGATCCAGAGTGTGAATTTTGCAAGGACAGGCCGAAAAAACCCATTACAGAGTACCCCAAATAAGGTTGAATATGAAACGCAAAGTGTTAAATAAAGATGTCAGGCGCAAAATTTTGAGAAAATACAAGTCTCACTGCGCGTATTGCGGTTGTATACTTGAGCTAAAAGATATGCAAATTGACCATATTATCCCATATTCACGGAAAAGTGATATTGAAATAGGCAGATGTTACGATAATAATTGGGTTAAAATCGATTACAAAGTTGATGATTATGAAAATCTTAACCCTTCGTGTCGTTCCTGCAATAAATGGAAAGGTGTGTGGAGCGTTGAGGAATTCAGGGGCGAAATTCAATCGCAAATATCACGCCTAACTCAAAAGTCGGCTGGATTTAGAATCGCTATAAGATATGAGCTAATAGAACCAACTCACAAAAAAGTTGAATTTTATTTTGAAACGCTCATCCGATCAGGAATAACCAATAGAAAGGATAAGATATGAGAGAAAGGTTTTTCAAGAAGAATCAGGAGCATGGTGCATTAAGGTGCCAGTTCAAGGCGATTCTGACCGCCTTGGGTTGTCGCTGCTATTAATTGGATTCACAACATCAATCATTGGCAACATTCACGAAAACCCAGAACTTTTGGAAGGATAGGATATGAAAAAATACAGCACAAGATCAGTGAATATCGAAGCGGCAGAATGGACAGGAAAGACGTTGGCAGATGCAATCTCATTTTGTGCAGCCAATAATATGCCAGAGTTTAAAGTTGGAAGTCTAAAAGGAATGACCGGGTTAATCATCCCGACTCTTGAGGGTGATCATGTGGCCCAAAGAGGGGATTTTATCATCAAGGGGTTGGCTGGTGAATATTACCCATGCAAGCCTGATATTTTCCACATGAAATATGAATCTATCGGATAACTATACCACCGAAAAACTTGATTATGAAAAGGAGCGCTAAACATGGAAAATTTAAAATGTTACGATTGCGGAAAGGTTGCGGATGATGTTTTGCAGGCCCCGGCATATTGGACTACATGGGGGCGTAATTGTTTTGATTTTAATTGGGAGAAACACACTAATGATACTCCCCAACTTTGTGCTGAATGCGAAGAATACAGCGAAAAATGGGTTGTGTGCGCTTTTTGTAATGCATTAATTCCGAAAGATGATGAAGGGAAAGGTTATTTGCCGTCCGGTAATTGTGAAGATTATTTATGTCCTGAGTGTGCCGAAAAAAAAGGGTTTGAAATTACAGTTGGGGTGAGTTCTTCACCCCATAGTTCAATGAACGAAAGGACGTGAAACATGGATGTCAAAACATTGCAAGACTTGCGAGACAAAATGATCAAGAACCGTCCACTAGAACCAAAAAAATGGAATGGCGGCCTGTTCGGTGACAGTTTATATGCAGGTTGTATGAAAGCCGAATTCTTTATCCAAAATTTAATTATGGAAAAACTCGACTTAGATAAATGATGTAAACTCTTGAAGGAGAAAAAATGCAAAATCTAAACGATGGAGAATTATTTCAATTACTTAAATATGTGAACAATGAAGGTGCAAAGAATAAACGAATTGTGGGATTTAATTCTGGTATGAGCCAATCCGCAGGGGATGGTTTTTGGGATGATTTCATTTTTATTTTTGACGATGGACCCACATTGCCTGGTGACGATCCATGGCCTGATACAAGAATATCTATCTAAAATTATTAATGGATATAACATAACAGGCTGATTTAACAGCGACTTGATACAATATATAAACTAATTTGGAGGATATATGCCAGACCCAAATCAAATTGACCCATCGTGGAAGAAAATAAACGCTAAAGATTTTATGCGAAAAGGTGAGTACAAAGAAGAACAAACAACTTTAGTTATCCTGGTGGATTCAATGCTGACAGTAGCCAACAAGATTATTCAAAAGAAATAGAAGCGTTGGAAAACCGGATTGAATCATTGGAAAATTACATCAGATCTATCTTTGATGGTCATGTGTTGATTGATGGTCAATTCGTGAAAATCTCAGCGCTATTTGCAATATATAAGGTTGATTATGAGCCGGACCCAAAAAGATAAAATAAGAGCCTTGATAAAAATAGACCGTTGGACAAATGATAAATGGTCAAGTTGGAAATACAATTGGGGTTTTTATGGTCAGATTCCTTCATGGTGGAAACGGTTACGAAGGCGAATGAGGCGTGCAAAAGAAAAAGATGCCTTGAGAACTGGAAAACAAATACCACGCTTTAAAAAATCTGACGATTGGGATTGGTTTTAACCAGAAAGGATAAGATATGAGAGAAATAAAATTCAGGGCATGGGAAAGGACGTGAAGTATGGCAGATTTAGACAAATTTAGTTATCACGAAGCATTGGACAGGGCGCACGTTGCCAATGATCATTTTCATGAATACGTGGAAAGCCATGTGGTTGTTCAGCATCATAAAGAATTAAAAAACCTGGCAGAAGAAGTTACAGCCAAAATGTACAATTTCTATAATATGGTTGCCAGCTACATTGATAAATCAGATGATTCCGGTCTTTAACATAAAATCATGTTACCGAAACAGATTTCGGGAACATGCTAAAAACACAGTAAAATCAGATATTTGATACAATATAAAAGGTGGAATGAAATGAAAAGAATACAGTGCCATACAAATTTAGATTTATTCAATGAAGAATGGCCGAATTAATTGCCTGAGATACCAAGAGAAGGTGATGAAATCGAATCCATGACAAAGCATGGTGATTTCCGCTTATCACTTAGAGTATCAACCGTTAGATGGGTTTATACTCACACTGGATATTTACCAAAAGTCGAATTGCACGATAGAATGAGTCGGTCAATCATTGGTTTTTATGAGTGGTATGCTCCGCTGGTTGGCAAGAGTGTATCAGCGTTTATTTGATTAACGATTATGATGTACCAAGCTGAACAGGAGGGATAATGGAACCAATCTACACAATGGAATGCGGATGCAAATTAAAAATAAACGAAAGGAAACAATTTGGCACCGTCGATATTCCAAAAGAGATCCGGTTTAAGATGCTTTGCCCGATTCATAAAAAAAGAACCGTAAAAATAACGGCTGTATGTAAGTGCGGTAAGCTGCTTATAAAATATATTGGGCTAAACGATATGGCTGTAGCAAAACTTAAATGCAAAGAATGCATTGATAATGATTTAAAAATCAGACGTTCAAAAATAAAAAGAAGCTCTTTCGTAAAAGACAAAAATAAAACACAAATATTTCTAACAGGTGAAAACCCATATAATTGCAGTATGTTCGAAATGTGTGGGGAGTGTATTAGACCTGCATTTTCTTGTAATATGTATCGTGTAAATCAGGATGTGGCTTGATGAGTTATCGGCATGGCAATAAGCCAGCATAGCCTGGCATTACAGACAACAATATATAAGGTTGAACTGAATAAGCTTTTTAATAAACGAATGATATTCGGAGTTAATTGAAAAAATCAGAACAAAAGGAGGTTTGCCAGTGTTTAAAATTGAAAAGAATATTCCAATCCCATTATCAACACGTGAACATAAATATCCATTTGATGATATGGAAATCGGCGATTCATTTTTGGCCCACTGGAAAACTAAAAACCTAACCAAAAAAGAAAAAAATAATATGGTTACGTCTATAAAGGGAGCGAGTAGAGCGGTTAGGCTTAAAGGTAAAAAATTTTGCACAAGATGTAACGGCAAAGGTGTTCGGTGTTGGAGAACAAAATAAATTATGCTGGAATTTAACAGAATATATCACGGTGATTGCCTGGAAGTTATGGATAGTATCCAGGATGAGTCTATTGATATGATATAAATAGTTGAATGACAGAAAGGGCGTGGAACAATGAAAACCATTCAAAAAATAATCAATCTTCTTGAAGATATCATAACCGGGCGTGAGGGGTGGTGTGGGGATCACGGTGTCTATACTCCGCAACTAGACGCTAAAAACTGCAGACTTTTGTTAGAAGAAATTAAAGACATCCCCATTGAAGATATTGGGAATGAATCTGTCTTTGAAATGGCTGAGTGCGCCGATAGATGGGAAGCCTTAATGTCATGTGACCGGATAAGGCATATTGGATCGGCAAGACTTGGGGATGAGTTTGGGCAAGTCCTTTGTGTTGAATTCCACTCTGACTCTGATGCTAAACAAAAAGACATAGCGGTAGACGCATTGAGAAAGTTTACAGACGCGATGATGCAAAGAAATGAATACTTAAAAGCAGGTGTTGATTTTATGATGAATACGGATTTTGGAGGAGAATAAAATGTTTTCGAAATGCAAGGTTTGCTGTGGAGAGTTGGATTCTGGTAGGAACTGCATAAATGGTTGTGACCAGTCATCAGGTAAGACTTCATATGGCATCAAGCTTGATGCATCAACAAAAGCATTGGTGGAATTACAGCATAAATACCTTGAATTACAGCAAGAGAATACAAAACTAAAACAGGTTATTGAAGGCGCTTTGAAAATTTCAGATTTGTGGTATTCACCACACGATGTGGCGTATATAAATTGTGAAGGGATGGCACTTAATACGATGTATAGAAATTTCCAGGAGGTAGTGAAATGACTTTTTATTTTATGATGTGTTCTTGGTTGGATGGTGAAGATCCTAATTATTACACTCACACTATTTTTCAAAAACTTTGGGTCAGAAACCAGATGTATTGGCATGAACATCACATAGCCGATTGCCTGGATTATTAACGTGAAATCGTGAAACATGAATACTAATTCATTACGGTAGTTAAATTATAAACCACATCGAAAAGGGAATAAACTATGCCAGATTCATTTATAATCCATAAATCATGTGGAGAATGTGCAAGAAGACTAAATAATAACGGTGGGTGTGTGCCTGATAAGTGTTTACCCGGGTATAAGCTCTTCCTTGATCCGATGGATGACCCGATAAAATATTGTTATTTGTGCCATGCGAGATTATTACGCCAATCTCCGGTCAATAATGGATCTAAAGAGTATAAGGTAACTCCTTTGAAATGTCCTAAACATGGTATTGTTGGGTATGAAGAAAAGGGGTTTAGGAAGAAAAAAATAGTTTAATGATTCAATATATAAAGTTGAATAGCTAAAAAGGCGTGGAACAGAATAAACATGAATGAATTAAGTCTCTTTTCAGGTGCAGGTGGTGGGATAATCGCATCTAAATTTTTATTAAAATGGAGAACTATTGGATATGTTGAATGGAACGAACACTGTCAAAAAAGCCTCAAACAAAGAATACTCGAGGGGCTTATCGACACCGCCCCAATCTTTGGCGATATCGAAACATTCATTAATTCAGGATGTGCAGAGCTTTACCGCGGTATTACAGACATCATATCAGCCGGTTTTCCGTGTCAACCGTTCAGTGTCGCAGGACACCAAAAAGCTGAGTGTGATGACAGGAATAAATGGCCCTCCACTTGCGAAGTTATCAAGACCGTCCAGCCAGGGGGAGTCTTTCTGGAAAATGTGCCAAACCTTATTGGTACTGGATATATCGGAAACGTGCTTAAAGACCTTTCCGCGGCAGGGTATAATGCAAGATGGTTACATTTGGGGGCGGCACAAACAGGTTCAATCTGCAATGGTGCAAGGATCTGGATATTCGCTTCTAAGGCCAACAGCACAATGCTGGAAGGCGTGGACATTTCTAAACATATCAAGCCTGATACGAAAGAATCATGCAGACGGCAACATTCAAGAGCAGTCGGCTCGATGCTTTCACAAGATGATTACACCAAACTCAAACGAAATCATGATGAGGTGGCCTGTGGGATGGAGCGACTTAAAGCCATTGGAAATGGACAAGATCCAATCTTGGCAGCAACAGCATTTAATAAATTAAGCCGTGAAACATGAATGATCGTTCACGGAACTTTATAAATTATAATCCAAACTAAAAGGGGGTGATAAGTGAAGTGATAAGATAAACTACAAGTTGAGTTTTTAAAAGGGACCTGTCATCTGGAATAAAGGCCCCTTTTTTATTTTTTGTACTCAGTTTATCTGTTCTGAGTATAGGTTCAATGGTGTAACCCGCCGTCATATGTCAAAATGTAGACAATACAATCAGAAAAAGACTCTTTTTCGAGGAAAGTATGATCCTGGCAAAAAATAAATATCAGAAATATTTAAAGTCGGATGATTGGGCGGCTATTAGGTGTGATTTAATATCTATGTATAATAGTACCTGCCAATGCTGCTTGGAAAAAACAAAGAAACCGCAAATACACCATCTTACTTATGACAACATATTTTGTGAGAAACCTTGTGATTTAATTTTACTTTGTCCTGGTTGTCATCAAAAAATACATGGCATTAAGCCAATTCAATCAAAGATAACACTTCAATACGCTCGTGAAATCATTATTGGCACATTCGGGCTGTCAAAAAAAGGCAAAAAGGGTTGGGGGTCATTAGCTACGGCTCTTGCTAAACAAATTGGCAAGAAACATAGGTTTAATAAAAAGTATGGGAAAATATTTGTTAAAGGGTACCTCTTACGGAATGTTGGATGAACTTTGAAACGTATCAGACACGGAAGCAGAGAGAAGCAAAATGTAAAGAAATGATAAACGATTTTTTACTACAGGGTGGAGCTATCAGGGTCATAGATACAGAATCAGTCAAGCAATTAGAATTCCCGGTAAGACCGAAGGGCCAGCAAATGCCAGGTCAACCACTTGGTTGTTTACGTGTCCCGTCTTACGTAGGCAATTAATGAAAAAACGTCAAAATTGCCCAAATAGACCAAAAATAGGCAATTGCCAGAAAAACAGGCGCCAGAATAGTGGCAAAAATCGCGTTTCAGGGCATAAGACATAGTACGGTATAGGGGTATTTTGATGAAAATATTCCAAAATAGGCAGAAAATGCAACTACCTGAAATTACATATACTAATTATACGATTCTCTGTAGGCGGGAGACTTCTTAAAAAATGGCGGCACCAACAGGAAATCAGTTCTGGAAACAAAGAACAAAACATGGGAGAGATGAATTATTCTCTACCCCGGAAATTCTTTGGGAGGCTTGCACCGAATATTTAGAATGGGTTGATAATAATCCTTTGATGGCATCTGAGGTTGTTAAGTTTCAAGGAGTTGGTACATTAACCGATGTTCCAAAAATGAGAGCCATGACACTTTCGGGGCTTTGCCTTTATCTCGATATAGATGAGGGCACGTGGAGGAATTATTCTTCTAAAGAAGATTTTTTCAGCGTCACATCGCGAGTTAACAAAATTATTAGAACCCAAAAGTTCGAAGGAGCAGCGGCAGACCTGCTCAACGCCAATATTATAGCGAGAGACTTAGGGCTGAGGGATAAAAAAGATCAGGCAATATCCGGTCCTGATGGTGGCCCAATTAAAACAGAGCATACAGATAAAACGATCTTTGAAATAGTAGACGCACCAGGGCGTGAAAGCACAGATACCTAGAAAGTTTCTCCCTGTAACCCATGGGGGATATCGATATAAGGTATATCGAGGAGGAAGGGGGGGTGCTAAGTCAAGAACCTTTGCAAGTGCGCTGATTGGATTTGCAAGAGAGCAAAATGAAAGGATTCTTTGTTGTCGGGAAATCCAGACATCAATCAAGAACTCAGTCAAACGGATTCTCGATGATGAGATCAGGCGACACGATCTTTGGGGAGAGTTTGAATCAACCCGGGATGAGATAAGGCACAAGACCACAGGGAGCCTTTTTATATTTGCAGGGTTAAGAACAGACCCGGACGCGATCAAAAGTATTGAGGGGATTACAAAGTGTTGGGTCGAAGAGGCCCACACGGTGTCTCAAAAGAGCTTGGACATCCTGATACCAACGATCAGAATCGAAGGATCGGAAATTTGGTTCAGTTACAATCCCAGGTTTGATGATGATCCGGTTCACGCGATGTTTGGAGCCGAGCCACCGCCAAGGTCCCTGGTGCAAGATGTTCAATATTGGGATAACCCTTGGTTTCCTTCTGTACTAAGGGAGGAAATGGAATACTGTAAGGTTAAAGACTTTGACAAGTATTTGCACGTTTGGGAAGGCAAGACGGTTCAGCAGAGTGATGAGCAGGTTATGCATGGGTGCTGGAAGATTGAAGAAGTACCACAGCCGCCAAAGGATGCAATATTAAAATACGGGGTTGATTGGGGTTTCTCAAGTGATCCGATGGCGGTTATCAGATCATGGACGCATGACAAAACGCTTTACATTGATTATGAAGCAGGTGGGGTAGGAATTAAGACAGTGAATATTGCAAGCACTATTCGTACGGTTCCGGGGGCTGACAGATGGCCGATAACCGCAGATTCACAAAGACCTGATACTATTGATTATGTCAAAGACCAGGGGTTCCATATTGATGGTGCTAAAAAGGGTAAGGGAAGTATTGAGGATGGGATTGAATATATAAAAGGGTTTGATGTTATTATTGACCCACGGTGCAAGGAAACTATTGACGAATTTATTCATTATAAATTTAAAAAAGATCCGCACACAAATAAAGTGTTGCCGATTATCATTGATGCTAATAATCATTGGATCGACGCGCTTAGATATAGTCACGAAGGGGCATACAGAAAGATTACAAGAGGTCTCGACTTAGGATGAAATTCAAAAAGAAAATATACGGGTCCCCTGTCGTTAATCAGCACATAGCGAAGATTACCGGACAGAAAACGCACATAAGGCCGTATGTATGGATTTCAGGCAATAAAAAATATTCTCATATCACAGGGGGTATGGTCCTACCGACATTCACACAGCATGGCTTTTTACTGACGATAGGAGTTGAACCGGATACAAACAATTTTCACGTGATTGATGAATACGAGTCGGAAGATCCGTATCAAATTATTAAGAAGGCCCAGGGTATTCAAAAAGATTACGGGCCGGGTGTAATTGAAAACTGGTGGGGCAATCCTGCGGATCTAATGTCAATCGTGAATGAAGTTAATATCGAAGGAAACCCGATTTTGATCAGTCAACCGATTGATTTTGACATGCCAGACTCATTTGCCTTATACGTTACCCGGCTTAAAACATCCCTGGCGGCGTCACATAAGACCTTTTTCATTGGCGATGGAAACATATTACGAAATCACCTGTTGTCATTTGTAGAAGATAAAACAGCAAAGCCTGACTCGTATCCGGTTGTTGATATCACGGGGTCGTTAATCCACACACTGTTGATTATGAGACCTTGGGAGCAATCAGTTGACACAATGGAACTGATACCAACAACCCATGAGGACTATGCAGAGTACGAAAGCGAAAAAGCAATCAGAGACCTGGAAATGGAGATATACGCATGATTACGGACAAGATACTTATCATTATTGCTGTTTGTTTCCTTGTTCTGTTATTCACACATTATTTAGCCGTGAAAATAGGCTTTACGATGGGAACCCAAACTAATCCAGACGTATTGATGTCAACTCCAAAAAAAACGAAAGCAGATCCATACATAGAGAAGCCAGACGAATTTGACGAGGAGATGTTAGATTTTGAATAAGAAAAAGTTTTGCTGCGAGTATTGTTATCAACCCATCGGTTATGTAGATATGGACAAGATATCAACTCCAATGACACCGGATATGTTTTCCAGCATAATGCCAGACCGGGGAGTGCCGGACCCGTTTCATATATCTCTGGAATGGAAAGACTTCAAATGTCCGTATTGTCATCTTAGACCGTTTCTTGAAGAAACAAGCCTTATGCTAATTGACGATCGAGGCAATCGGGAAAGGATTGAAATTAACAAGCCGGGATTTGTTTGTGAACGGTGCGGAAAAGAATACGCACATCAATCAAGCCTAATAAGGCACAGGAAAACTTGCAATGTCTGATTATAATACAGAACTGATACCGGAGAAGGGAGCTGAAGGTGTAGGGCTTGCTGTTGCCAAGATGCTTGAAGAAATTCTGAAGTACCGGGAAGATATCAATCTGGCTGAACGGTGTAACGAATTTTACCTCCTTCGGAAAAATAAGCACTGGAAAAACAAGAATCCAAAGATGAAGCTGGTTAGCGCCAATTTGTTGGGATCTAATCATCAGAAGATAGTTAATATGCTTACCGACAATAACCCTACGTTTAATGCTGTCCAGGCCGGTGAAATGGGGGAGGGAAGTCAAGAGGCACTATCTTTAATCGTAAAAACAACAGATTCCTGGTACAACGAGACAGAACAGCAGCATCAACTTGAAGAATCCGTTCACCTTGGAGAGAGAGACGGTACGGTCGGTGAATTTTTATCGTTCAATCCAGATATAAACTTCCCGGACGGTGATGTCGAAACAGAATCGCTTGATATTCTTTACTATTCTCTTTACCCGCCTCGATGCAGAAAAGTTGAAAAAGCTCATGGTTTTTTAAGATGGTATCGAATGACTGTCAGGGAAGCCCGGAGAAAATGGCCGGAACAAGCCGGAAACATATCAAGCGATCTATCCCTGCTGGCTCAGATTGGAGACGAACGGCAAGAAGAACAGAGGCAGTCAAGTTCCATTAAACAGATTATTCTTAATACGTTCACCAGATGGACATCCGGTAGCCAATCGTCCGGGTCGGAAGATGACTCAGACGAATTGTTTGTCGTTGAAGCATGGGTTATCGACAAGTCAGTAAAAGACGGCAAGCCAGTTTATCCGGGAAATATTAGACGTGTGAAAGTATGTAATGCAGGGGATGTGGTATTATCTGATGATTACAACCCGTCTATAAATTCTGAGTTAGAGGACGATGTACTTCAAAAGCAATATCTTTATAATCGGTTACCGGTATCTCATACTCAATCGGTTACGGACCCAAATAGTCCGATGGGGTTAGCTGATTTCGAACAATTGAAACAGCTAAATGTCGAAGTCAATAAATCCTTGAGCCAGTTCACGATGTTCAAGGATAAAACAGCACGCCCGAAAATAATTAATCCAAGAGATTCCGGGGTTACGAACGAAGAACTTGACAATAGAATGGGGATCATAAACCCGACGAATCATTTAGTTGCTCAGGCAATTCGTTTTGTTGAATCACCCAAGATGCCTACCGATATAATGGCAGCGGCAAACATGTATAAGGATTTCTTCAATGAAGTTGCAGGTTCTTTCAACGATGTTATGCAAGGCCAGAAACGAGGCTCAGAAGTAATAGCCGCTAAAGCAATCGCAATGCTGTTAGAAGAAGCAAGCAGGATGGCAAGGGGTAAGATACGAAACTATTCTAAAATGCTTAGAGAGCGTGGAAGAATGTTCCTGTCCCTGGCACAAAGCTTCTATACTACTCCAAGATATATTACGTTTCAAAAACAGGGCAAGGACGAAACCCAAAAGATCACCCGTGAAGACTTACAGATCCCCGGAAAGATTAATGTTGTATCAGGGTCCACGCTTCCAGTTTCAAATATCCAAAGACGTGAGGAAGCTCTTGCTTTATATAAGATGGGATCAATCGATCAAGAAGAACTACTCAAGAAACTTGATTGGGATAATTACTCCGATGTTGTTGAGAGGATGCAGAGGGGGCCTATTGGCGAATATATTGAAAAGATTGCCATGCTTGATATACCTGGCGAAATTTTACAATTGCTTCAGCGCCTTGTAGAAATGGATGAAAAAGAGATTGAGAAGGCCATAAAAGATGGTGATCTCTTACCGTTCACACAATTATTACAAGAGCTGGCACAGGGCAAACCAGAAGAAAAACCAAACCCTGAAATGATCAAAGCCCAGGCAGATATTGAAATCAAAGCCCATAAAAACCAGATAGATGATAAAAAAGTACAAATTGAAGAAGCCAAAACCCAGGCAGAAATTCAACTTATAACAGAAAAGATCCAGACTGAAATAGTCGAGAGAGACTTAAAAGTTCAAGAAGGACAGATCAAGGTTGAAGGCCTGCGGCTTGACAACGAAAACATGAAGATCCAGAGGGCTGAAGCTGTTGCAAGAATCAGAAACGATGATAAGGAATTGAAAGGGCGTAACGATAAGGACGGAAAGTACGATGATAGGGAGATCCGGTCTAACAATCAAACAATAGAGGTTTAGTCATGAAAATAATCCACGATTACCAATGCGAAGTCTGCCAAGAAGTAACCGAGTTTTACGTTGATTCAAAAGACCAGTCTAAAAAAGTATGCCCGATTTGTAATGGATATTGCACTAAGGTCTTCTTGCCTCAGAAACGGGATACGGTTGATGCTCCATGGATAAGTACAGTCCTGGAGGTTGTCGAAAAAGGATCAGATAAGCCTCATTGTAACGAGTTTCTAAAGCACCCCACACGGGCAAATTACAATACCTGGAAGAACAAAGAAGGTGTCCGGCATCTTGAGCAAGGAGAAAGAAAGTCAAAGAATGATAATACTTTTAAGAAAGCTCAGATGAAAAAAGAACTTCATCGGCGTTATCGAGAACGGGAGGCTGTTAGCATATGACCGAAGCTAAAGCCAAAAAGATCAGAAATGACATTGAAGCATTGTGCAAACAGCATGGTTTGTGGCTTGAGGTCAGCGAAAAGAAAAAACCTGAGTTGAAGGATATAATATTAACTATCAGCGTGAGGATTACGGAGAGATGATTAAAGATTCAAGCGGTTAGCATAAAGCAATTCCGCTACTTATAACATAACTCAAACGAGGACCACAGAAGCCCGTTGAGGTTGGAGAAATCCAGCTTTAACGGGCTTTTTGGTTTTAAAAAGGAAAAAAAATGGCAGAAGAAAACACAGACGCTAATCAAGACGGCACCCAAGATGCTGCAATGACGGAATCGTCTACCGATCATGAATTACAACCCATAATTAGTGATGATGGTCTTGTTTCAACTGTTGAGTATGAAACTGTAGAAAAAGAAGATACTCAAAAAGAAGAAACACCCAGGGACGATGCCCTGCAAAATACATCAGAAGACCAAAAATCAGAAGGAAAAGACTTCCACGAACACCCAAGGTTTAAGGAACTGGTCGAGGAAAAGAACGCACTCAAAGCAAAAGTTGATGAGCTTTCTAATCCCAAGGAACCGGAATCGGGCCCGGAAGCACCTAAGATCAATTTTAAGAATATCATGAATATGAATGATGACGATATCTTGGAGGATTTTAATGAAAATCCGAAAGGGTTTCTATCCAATGTCGCGTTACAGATTGCTCATGAAATAAAAATGGATCTTAACACAGCAGAACAGGCAAGGCGTGAAGAAAACGTAAAACTCTCTACACAGCAAAGAATTGAAAAAACACAGCAGGAATTTTTTGCAGATAAGACAGACGGGCAGGAAATGTTAAATGATGGGCGTATCAAAGCGTTTATCAATGAAAATCCAGGCCACAACGAAATATCTGCTTACCATGCTCTTGCCGGTGAATCTGTTGTAAAAACAAAGGTCGCAGAAGCGGTCAAACAGGCCGAAGAACGTATTTACAAAGAACTCAAAGCAGCAGGTAAGTCCAAGTCAACCGCCACACCAAACGGAGGGGTTTTAGATACAAGCAAATCCCCTGAAATGAAAGATCCGAATAAGTTTGGCGGCAGGGATAGCGTTTTACTAAAGCGTCTCCTGGCAAGGCAAGCCTAATAAGGAAAAAAAATGAGCATACTTGATCAACTCGAAGCGGTCACAAATGACTTCTTCATTATTGAAAATGGCATGGCGGAGGATAATTATTTTGAAACATCTTTTCTTCTTGATTATCTGATTAAACAGAAAAAGGGAATCTGGAAACGTCCAAGCGGCGGTCAGAAGATTTCTATCCCAATTCGGTACGACGGAAATAAGGCAGCGTTTTACCCCCGCGGCGGAACTTTGGATTCAACCAAGACCGAAACCATTACAGCGGTAAATTTTGCATGGAAACACGCTTAACAACATAGGCTCGATTATATAATAATGGCAAACAAAAATTGGACATCTTCTGATAAAGATTTATTAACCAGGCTTTATGGCACAATGCCGAATATCGAACTGTCTGAATTAATGGGTCGGTCTAAACAAAGCATCCAGCATATGGCAAGCCGAATGTCACTAACCACAAAACTCGTAGCTAATAAAAAGTTTTGCATAGATTGTGGGATAGAACTTAGCAGAGCTGCTATTTATGCTGATAGAGTAAAAAGGTGTTTTAAATGTTCAATGGTAAATCATTCTAACAGCAATCATCACAACTGGAAAGGTGGGGTATCCTCCTTAAAATCTTTGGTCCATGTGTACCTTACAAAAGCGTGGTCGAAGAAAATATTAATGAGAGATAATTTCATATGCCAGATGTGTAAAAAGCGGGGTGGAGATTTAGAAGTCCACCACAATGGTGTTAGATATCATAAAATTAGAGATGCGGTCTTATCAATGTACCCAGAACTTGATTTGAAGTGTTTTGACAATAGGGTTTTTCTCGCTAAAAAAATTGTTGAGGCACACAAAAGTGTTCCTGGAATAACATTGTGCGTTCGCTGCCATTCTAAATTACATAATCGGAAAACGAGTGAATTGCTGGAAACTCCTAAGAGCTGTGATTACCACAACATAATCAGTAATGATAAGTGTGACGGTTTAAAAAATATCTCAGATTGGACAATCAGCAGCCAAGCCTCCACGGAAGTGGAAGAAGGTTCAACGACTAACGCATACGATCCAGAACGGATTATGAAGCGACACGAGCGCCCGTTGCAGTAAATCTCTTACTGTAAAGATGTAGTCTGAGCCTGTGTGAAAGCACAGGAAGCAAGGCTTAAACGCTGAGCGATAACAACACTGTATGGCAATGGAACAATTCTAAGAATTGATGAGCTTAAAAACTCCGGGCCTGAAGGATTGATTAATCTGACAACCGAAGAACTTGAGGGCGCCCAGGAAACCTTGAGAGATATTATGGCGACCTCTCTTTACAATGGTCTGGAAGGTGACGACGAAAATTTAACCGGGCTGAATTCTACTTGCAACACCACGGCGACCACGAATTACGGTGGGTACGCCTCCAACGACATTGTTTCTGATGACGGCACTAAGGTTTGGACAGGATTAGGGTCATCTACTACAACCACGCTGTCTCTTGACGCTATAAGGGATTTGAGAACAGCAGCCGCATATGGGAAAGGAAAGAGTGCAAAACCTGATTTCATTGCAACTGATGAAACCAACTATGACACAATCCTTAGTATCCTTCAGGTACAGCAGAGATTTACTGAAGGGACCAAAACAGCCATGGCGGGGTTTAGCGGTGTTCGGTTTGAAAACTGTGACATATTCCCTGACAGGTATTGTTCTTCATCTAATATGTATGGGCTGAATAGCAAGCACGTTGGCTTCGCCGTTCATAAAAATGGGTTATTCCAAAGATCCCCATGGGAATTCATTGCCGGTTCAGGCCGTGATAAGACTCTGAAAATTTTCTTTGATGGAAATTTTGTTTGCAATAATAGACGGGCTAACTACCGGTTATCTGACGTCAGCTAAATAGGAGAAAACAAATGAAACCAGAAAAAACAGGTGGATGGCTCCAGGGCCTCTATTCAATTTCCGAAACAGCAAAAGAAGCTGTCGGGACAATGCGCCGTGATCTTCACGGTAATATTTATCGGTATGCCAAGGCGGGGGGTACTGCCCTTTCTCCTGGCAAGAATACTACATCCCCTTCCACTAATGCGGATTGGGAAAACATAGCGGTTGCTGCGGCAGTAGCGGTTGGTGGTAAGACCGTAACCCTGACTAACACAGCCGTAGGAGCTGATGTACTTGCTGAAAATTATTTTAAGGGCGGTCAGCTTCAGATTAATGATGCAGCCGGTGAAGGTCATTGGTACAGAATCAATTACAGTTCAGCTCTGACAGCAACCTCAACCACTGTTACAATCGGTATTGAGGACGGCATAAGGGTTGCTCTAACGACTTCTTCCGAGGGTACACTTCTGCCAAGTCCGTATATGGCAACCATTCTCAGTGCAACGGCAACAAACCAGCCCACAGGGACCCCATTGGTTGATGTAACCGCAGCTTATTACTACTGGTCACAGACCCGTGGCGAGGGTGTTTACTGGACAAACGCTGATCTTGCAGCCGTTGGATCACCTCTTGTTCTCAGCACAGATGACGGCGAACTTGGTCCATATGTTCTTGACCTGGATGGTGCAGCGGATGCCGACTTACTCATCGCACCGGTTGCTATTGCTATTGGTACAGCAACCCATGTTGATACTGAGTACAACTCTTGTAGATATTGCATTGACTAAAACTATAGGGGGAGAAATCCCCCTTTTTAAAAAGGATTAAATAATGGCTTTTTCAAGCACAGTAACAGAGAGTACCGTAATGGGTAACAAGCGTGTCCATTTCGGGACCTGGACAACAGACACAACCGGGGGCGATATTGATACCGGGTTGAGGTCTTGCGAATTTATAACACTTCAGACAAGCGGGTCTGCTGTTTCGGCGGATCAATCTGCTGTAAATGAAACACTCCCCGTTGCTGGTTCTGCTGTGACGATTGCTTGTACGTCGGGCGCTGACGGTTTTTGGATGGCGATCGGAGTTTAATATGAGTACGGTCAGTGAAATACTCGAAGGGATAAAACACGGATTCCCGAACAAGGTTAACATCGCTCGTGTGAACAGGGCGGTGCGGTTGATTTCTCTAAGATTATTTTACCACAAATCATCACTGGCAAAAGGGGCGTTGGCGGTTACTGTTACGGCAGATAGCTCGTCAGCGTCCTTACCTAGTGATTATTGGGGGATGATTGATTGGCCTTATGTTGTTGGGAAAACGAATCGGCTTGAACAATTGCCTAATCTTGAGACCCGACTGACTTATTCTTCTAATTCATCCCCTATTTATTTCGATATTAAAGGGCAGACAATTTATCTTTACCCGGGAACCAGTTCGGAAATTGTAATCGGTGGTGATTATTGGGCGATGCCAACAGCCATTACTGCATTGACAGCAACAGTCCCGTTTAATGAATTGTTTGATGAAGCAATCATTGAGGCGCTATGCAATACGCCTATTACGGAAACTGGCAGAAATCCGAGCGAGGGCGTAATCATGAAAACGATAATCGATAAGGTTGTTGATGAAATTGCACCCTACCGGGATAAAAAATCACCGATAAGAGTTGAAGACAATCTGAACTTTGACGAATATTCAAATGAGGACTGGTACTAATGGCATATACAGCAACGGCGGTTATAGCATCGCTCGGTGAGCAATTGACTGATACCGATAATGACATATGGACCGGAGCAACACTTTGCGAACACGTTACTGAAGCTCAGAATCTAATTGTTGCCCTGAGACCTGACGCGAATGCTGTAACCGCCGAAACGTCACTTACGCTCACTGTAAAACAGACCATTCCTTCCGGTGGGATTCGGTTCATCGACATTGTTATGAATACTGGTGGCTCTCCTGTCCAGGAGATAGATCGAGATAAATTAACACAATTAGTACCGGGTTGGACATCTGAGACAGGAACAGAGATTGAATTTTTTATGCATGATCCTGAAAATCCAAAAGTTTTTTGGGTATATCCGACATTATCCGGGGCAGGAAGTGTAGATCTCGTTTATTCTAAAACGCCTGACATATTCACAACAAGCTCAACGGGTCTCGGGATTTCAGATATTCATATTGCAGCTATCTACGAATGGGTTTTATATCGTTGTTTTGCAATGGAAACTAAGGGGATAGATCTAAATATGTCTTCTATTCACTTGAATAATTTTTTTAATATTATGGGTATTAAAAAAAACAATGACATCTTATTCCAGCAGATTAAAGGCTAAGCATGATTGATATCGGTATATTCAAGGGAGAAATTCCCAGGATTTCAAACAAGCTTTTGCCGGACGGGTACGCCTCAAGTGTAATCAATTGCGACCTGGACGAAGGAAACTTGCAACCGATTAAAGGAACCACGTCTATTCAATCTGTTGATGTTGGGGCAGAAACGATTTACAGGCTGGGTGAACAATGGCTCCAATGGAACAATAAAATAGATATAATCGAGTCTCTTGTTTATAATTCCGGTGGCAGGATTGTCATAACAGGAGATAATTACCCGAAAGAAACCAATATCGCACTTGCTATATCTGGCGCTCCTTACCCATCTGCTACCCGTAAATTGGGAGTTGGAGCTCCATCGGGTGCCCTGACAGCCGCAGTACAGGTAGCCGGATCTGGAACTAACCGGAGTATCGCATATTGCTATACTCGAGTGGGGTTATGGGATGATGATACGGTTGTTGAATCAGCTCCTTCTCCTGCATCTAATATTTTGACAACACCTGATGACGGAACTATAAGGCTTACCGGATTTGTCGATTCGTCTGAAACAGGTGTGTATACCACTCATTATCGCGTTTACAGGGTTAATACAGGAGAAACAAGTTCAGAGTATCAATATGTTGGTGAATTCCTTAAAACAACAGATCCGTTACAATACGATGACGAGGTGACAGATGATGATTTAGGAGAGGTTCTACCCACAACCGGGTGGACAGTCCCGATAGACAATTTAAAGGGCATCACTAAAGGATCAAACGGTGTTGCGTTCGCATTCGACGGAAATACGGTCTATGTATCTGAATCGTTTATTGGGTATACTTTTCCAACAGCTTATACGATTTCGGTTGCTTCTGAAATTGTCGGCCTTGGATTTAACGGGTACGCATTAATAGTCCTGACAAAAAATAGCTACCATTTAATTTACGGAACAGATCCGGAATCTCTTTCCCTTGAAACCAAAACATTTGAATTACCGTGCGAATCAAGGCGGTCAATTGTCAGTGTGCCAGCAGGGATTATATTTGCATCATCAACAGGCCTTTATTTGATTGATTCAGGTGGGATATCAACCAATATCACAGAAGGAATTTTTACCAAAAAAGATTGGAAAGCTTTAGGACCGAGCAATATATTTGCTTTTTTCTATAACGATTCTTATGTGGCATTCTGGGACGGAACAACAAGGGGGATCGAATTTAAACCCGGCATTAACGAAATCAGGCGATTCCAGACAGATGAAAATGTTTTCGGAGGACAATACGTTTCAACCGTTGGAAATAATTCATACGATTTATTAACTTCTGCAAGTAAGAATTTCCTAACCGCAGAGGGCTATCAATTCGTTGTTTCAGGGGCAAGTTATTCATTGACATACGATGCCCTGTATTTAATTCAGAAAACGGCAACAGCGCGTGAAATTGTGTCTTGGGACTCAGGTTCTTTAACTGATTATACGTATGAGACTAAAGAATATTATACTCCTGTATCTCAAGTGTTTTCAGCAGGTTTAATTTCAGGTGATTTCACAGACGGTAATGTGGTGTTCAGATTGTATGTTGACGATACACTGATTTTCACGAAAACCGTTTCAAGTGACGATATTTTTAGAATTACTCAGGCAAGAGGGAACAAGTTCAAAATTACATTGACCGGCAAAACAACTATTGACCGGGTGATTGTTGGGTCTTCTGTCAGAGAAGTAATAAGGAAATATAATGATTAATATTCCAAGAATTTCAAACGGCGGAGACAAACAGCTTTTTTTCGACAAGGTTAAAGAAGCATTGGACGTTCTTCTTGGGAATGCTAAGAATTCTGACAATTCACGAGCTATGCTGGCTGGCGATCTTCAAACTTTTTGGGATGATAATTCAGGGGATTTGTTAACCGAGGCGTCAGGTGGTGCATCAGAAATCGCCGCTGCCAGTTTTTCAGACGGTGCGGATTATGGCGGGTTGGTAGAAACCCCGGATTTTTCAGGAGAGGTCGAGCCAGAAATTTCAATAGATCTTGCAGAAACAATTAGCCCAGGCTTTTTCAATTATGGAGTATTATAATGGCAACTGAGATACAACGAAGGGGTGGTACAACAGCAGAACACGCCACATTCACTGGCGAGAGCAGAGAAACCACGATTGACACAGATAAGAAAACAGTCGTGGTTCATGATGGTTCTACGGCGGGTGGGTTTCCTCTTGCACTTGAAGCAGGGGTTTCTATCAAAAGGTATGGAAATGATCTGCCAA